GGCCACGCTTGCGGTCGGCTACGAACCTATCATTTGTCAACATTAGATTACCTCCGTGAGATTCGGACCCATAACGCAGAAAAGCCCGCGCGTCAGTAGAGAACAGACTGAGGAGGCTGCTCTACGTTCGCGCGGGCCATTCGATTCGCTACGAAAATCGCGGCGTCGTCTTGAGTCCCGTGCGAGATGAGTGGAACACAGTATAGGGGATGCGTGTCAAGCGGAATCTTTGTCGGGGAAGACGCGATGCTGCTCGCGGAAGGTTATGGAGCCGACGGAACCCTGCGTCATGTTCACACTAAGCTGTCCGGTAGCGCCTTCCAGATGCAGCAGCGCGAGAATAGTTTCAAGGTCCATGCAGGTGTTGAAATTGCGCTCGCGCACGAGATGATGCGATTCAGGCGAGGGGAGACGGAGAGTGCGTGTGTGTGATGACATTTATTTCGATGACGTAATGGTGCTACGCGCTCCGTCGTCCTTGCTCTGCAATTTGAAAGGAACGGCGTTCGTCGCGGGACGCCCCTCGGGATTCTTACCCGGAGCCGCTGCACCCGGTGGCTGACCCGGCGCGCCTGACGATGAGCCTTCCGCCTGCAACGACGCCTTCATCGCCTCCATGCGCGCCGCGAACTGTAACATTTCCTCCTGCTCGGCAGCGAAGCGCTCGCGGACGGTGTTGCCAGGGATGCTGCCGTAGTTCGTAATGTTCCACGCCTCCGCGATGGTCTGCGAGTCGATCTGCACGCCGGCCTTTTTCAGTTGAATGAGCCCGAGCTTCATGGACATCTGCTGCATCTCGTGGAGTGAATTGGGCATGATGAAGAAGCGCAGGTTGTCGGCGAAGGTCCGCGCACGTTGAATCGTATTATGCTCGCTGGCCTTGTCCACCGGCTCCCCCGGCATATGCGACGGGATCAGTTGCGCCGGGTTGTAATCGAAGACCTCCGGCGTGATGCCATCGGGACCGACCCACTGCATCACGCGCGAAGTGGTGTAGTACTGGAGGATGAGATATTTAATCATGATGCCGAGATCGCGCATCGGCGGCTCCATCGAGCGCGATTGATCCTCGACGATGGGACCGTTGGCCTCCATGATCTTTTCGAGATCGTCCATCGAGCCGACCGCGCGCATTTTCGTGAGCGTCTGGATGTCCGCGATGCCTTGCTGGTGGTCGAGGGTGTTCTCGAACTTCTCCCACAGGGCCATGGACTCGGGCGAGATCTTCAGGATCTCCGGGTTGATCGTCTCCTGGAACGGCTTGCCCTCGACGGCGGAACCGTCGTAGCCCACGCGCGCACGGGGCTGCATCGGGTCGTAGCGCTTGGCCTCGGCGGAGGATACCGCGTTCGTGTCATAGGCTAGTCCGGGGTCCAGCTGCGCGCGAGCCTTGTCCATGTTGCCGCGCGCGAGTTCGTTGATGGCCGACTGGATTTCGTGCCCGTCGTGAGCCATCGAGAACCCGAGCGGCTCCCAAGGCCATTCGTCCACGCCGAACGACACGCCGGGGAACATGCCGTGCCAGTCGAACGACGGGCCGTCGTAGAGTTTGACCTTGTCGGTGGAGATGATCAGGCGGCGGTACGGGTACAGGCGCGCGTCGTTTTCGTTGGCCACGCGGAACAGAGGCTGGCCGGATTTGATGTCCACGCCCGCCGGAATGCGCTGGCCCACGTACGGGACGGTGTAGGACCACGATGAGCCAGGCTCGCCCATCGGAATCTCGGCCTTGGTCGTGTTGATGGTGAGGTCGATGACATAGGTCTTGCGCATCGGCACCAGCAGGTCGGACATCGCCGGATTGCCGGTGCGCGGGCTGGCCTTGCCAAACAGGCGCTGGAGGATGTTGCCGCCGGAGGACGCGCGGACATCATCGTTCATGTACCAGTAGCGCGAGGAGGAGGGACGCAGGCGGTGCTGGAACGCCGGGAACATTCCGTGGGCCATCGCCACCGGCATCTCGTCGAGGATCGTGACCGCGTAGGCTTCCTGATAGTTGCCGGAGCTGGGGAGTTGCACGGGCAGGACGCACGGGGCGCCGTAGGTCAGGAGCGTGATTTCGCCGTGGCCGGTACCGTACATGGCGCGGCGGTACACCGGATGCAGCCATCCCCGGCAGGTGACCGCCGCGTACGCGAGGGCTTCCTTGACCTTGCGGTCCGCGAACGATTCGAGGTACCAGGCTTTCGTGACCTTGTTCATCATCTCGGCCTGGGCCTTGTAGGAGGTGTTATCCGAGTGATAGCCCCACATGGGCCGGAGCTTCGCGAGCGCTCCGACGGTCTCGCGGATGTTACGTTTCAGGCGATTGGTGGACACGTGCGAGCGGTAGTCGGCGGTGCGATGGGAGGTCACGTCGGTCCCGGAGATGATGTCCAGGGCCTTTTTCATGTCCTTGTAGCCGCGCTGGCTGCGCAGCCAGGACATTCCTTCGCCGGTGGCATCGTCCACCCAGCCGATGATGGTGGATTCGGATGCGGCGGCCGGCGGCGCCTGCCACGACTTGAATTCCGCAGGCGTTCCTTCGTGAAGGTCCAGAGCCATCAGGTCGTCTCACCGCGAAATATTTCCTCGCCCGCGCCGCGCTTGCCGATGTCGTGATGACGCGCCCACAGGTACATGCTGCGCTGGAGGTACAGGTCGCGGTATTTCTGGCGGGTGCGCTCGTCACGCAACTGCAGGTAGCCGCGAATGAATTCCTTTTCATATTCGCTGCACTCGCCGGAGGTCATGCGGGCGTAAAGGTTGTCGCGCACGGCTTGGCGGCGCGCGGCGAATCGCGTCGCGTCCATTTCGGCTTCGTGCTCCATCGCCGCGAGTTCCTGCGATTGGAGCGTGGCCTCTAATTTGTCCACGGCGGCGAGCGTGTCGGCGTATTCGCGCGCGTAGCCTTCAGGCGTGGGGAAGTCGGAGTAGGGCGCGAGCATCAGGAATCCGGGCGGGTGCGCGGGGTCCGCGCCGTTTATAAAATACACGACAGGTTCGATGCATCCGGGCTTCCGGGGCATGAGGGGAGACTAGCACGGAATGCGCGGCGGGAGTTAGCGGAAGCGTTCCAGTCGCGCATCCTGATACACGAGGTCCAGCAGGTCCACGCTCTTGCCCTCGCTTAGTTGCGACGCCGAGTACATATGCGCCCCGGTGTTCGGCGTCATGTCAATCGGCGGCAGCGCCTGACCCACGTCCGGGCCGCGCTTCTGGCTGCGTTCCGCGAGCACGTCCATGTCGTGCGGACAGAAGATGGCCATGGCCGCCGCGAAAATGCGATCATCGTGCGCGCCATCCTCGTGCTCCATTTTTTCCTTACCGGAGGCCGTGAGATGGACCTCGAACGATTTCATCTCCTCGATGAGCCACGGCGAGTTAATATCCGCCCAGTTGTTCTGCGCGGAGTGCACGAAGTTGCCCGTGAGTAATGGCCGGGACCACGAGAAGGTGTACCAGCCGATTTTGTGCGCGCGCGACTTCGAGACGCGCTTGCCGTCGTAGCGGGTCATGCGGTGGAAATTGCTGTAGCCCATCTTGCGCATCTGCAACTGCGCCGTGTCGCCGACCGCCGCCACCTGCTCAATGCTGACATAGGGTTCCTTCCAGCGCGTGGTGCCTACCGCCATGTGCTGGCCGTAGTACGCCGCGATGGCTAGGATGAACGAGAAGGCTTCCACGTGGTTCACGTACGGGCTGGCGAACTCGGCACACTGGATGTCCGGGTCGCCGCGGCGGCCCGAGGCCCACACGGAGATTACCGTGGCGTCCTGCCCTTTGCCTTCCGAGGTGTCGACGCCGATGGAGTACGAGAGATTGGGGCGCGGGGCGTGGAAGACGATGAGCTTGCCGATGGCGTCGTCCGGGTTCGTGGGATCGAGCGGGTAGGCCGCGAGCGGGTCGGACTTGTAGCCGTCGAAGCGCAGGGGGATGAATTCCCAGCGGTAGGACTCGCCGCGCTGGCTGGCGTAACGAACCGGCACACGAGCTGCGCCATAGTCAATGTCGGCGGGATCGGGTTCATGAGCATCTTCGATAGACTGACCAGAAATGCCGTACGCTGTGTAAGCTCGTGCACGTCGAGTTTCAATGGCAGCGATAGTCTCGTGCCCGAAAGCTGATTCGGTAGATCGTTGCAGAGCTTCTTCGTCGTCTCCAGCCAGTTCTTGAAAGTGGGATGACTCGGTTCCCTTCTGTTTCGCTTCGGCATGCGTGACCTCCCAGAACCATTGCTGCTCGCGGGGCATCGTCCAGCGCGCGCGCTGGGGCTGCCCGGTGCGGCGGGATTCCTCGGCGAGCAAGTGTTTCGATAGCAGGGGCGTCGACGCGACGAATAGCTCGGCCTTCGCGACGTGCTCGGCGGTGTCGCGGTCAGGACGCCAGCGCTCCGGGATAGGCCGCCCCAGCATCCACGTGGGCTTCGGATACATGTCCACGCCCACGTACCACGGCAGGAACATCGGGAACATGCGCGATTGCGGCCAGTGCGCTTTCGAGTAGTACCAGGTCTCGGCCCACCAGCCTTTGTTGGAGCGGCCGGTGGATTCGAGGATGCCGAAGACGCGCGGCGACGCGTGCACCGCTTTCCACAGGCCCTCGTCGATGAGCATCACCGCGGAGTCGCCATACAGTGCTACTTCACTTAAATGATACGAGATCGGCGTCGAGCCGGTCGCGATACCGAATTTCTGGCTGCCGTGTTGGAACGATACGCTGGAGGAGGTCGCGCCGAATATCATACGCCCACGGTCGCCCTCGACGCGGGTGGTCGCAGTCGGGCGCAGCCACAGGGGGAGCATGTCGAGGCACAGGAGCATCATGCGGGACATTTCGCCGGTTTTGGTCTGGTCAGCGCTGCCGATGACCGAGCCGACGCCGGAGTAGAAGAATACGCGGTGGGAGATGAGCAGCTCGCTGAATAGCGAGACGCCGAGTTGCCGCGCTTTCAGGGCCATAATTTCGATGG